GTTCAACGCGTTTAGCGGCGCGTTCTCGACAGGCATCTCTGCGTTCGCTGAGGGCGGCCACGTCACCGGCCCGGGATCGGGCACGAGCGACAGCATCCACGCCAAGCTCTCGAATGGCGAGTTCGTGGTGAACGCGGCGGCCACGCAGCAGCACCGGCCACTGCTGGAAGCACTGAACGGCGGCAACAGGAGCTTCGCAGGCAAGACGCATTTCGCGGATGGCGGTCTGGTGAATACAGGCGGCGGGACCGGCGCCGGTGGCACCAACCTGCACTTCGCGATCAACAGCACGACGAGCTCGGGTGCGCCGGACACGTCGGCTTCGACGCAGGCGCGTAACCGCGCCATCCAGAAAGAACTGGAAGCCTCGGTGATTGAGATCGTGCGAAAGCACTCTCAGCCTGGCGGCCAGATCAACAACATCATCCGATCAGTAGGAACCAGCTGATATGAGCGACCTGGCAATTTTCACGTGGCAACCTGACTACGGGGCGCAGGTAGACGTGACGCCGACTGTGCTTACCGCACAGTTCGGCGATGGGTATTCTCAGGACTTGCCGCTGGGTATCAACTTCATGCCGCAGGTATGGACCCTCAAGTTCAACCGCAACCCGAACGCGCTGTCGACGGACCCGGGCGGCATCGCCGACGATATCTACAACTTCCTGATCAACCAGGGCGGCTACCTGCGCTTCTGGTGGACGCCGCCGCGCTCCGAGACCGCGATCAAGGTGAAGACGACCGGCAAGATCACCCGAACCGAAACGGACGCAGGCCAGACGACCGTGTCTGCGACCTTCACGCAAGTGTTTGACCCGGACTGACCAGCATGAGCGATATCAACGCAGAGATCCAGAAGCTCACCCCTAACGCGCTGATCGAGCTTTACAAGCTCGACACCACAGTCATCGGCTTTGGCACGGTCGATTACTTCTTTGCAGGCACCGACGCGAATCGCGAGCCGATCGTGTTTCAGGGGATCACGTACGAGCCGTGGCCGCTGGAGGTGACTGGCTACGAGTACACGGGACAGGGAACCACACCGCAACCCCAGTTCGCGGTGTCGAACATCGGCGGTATCATCTCGGCCACCGCGCTGCAGACGGGCGACCTGGTTGGTGCCAAGGTCACGCGGATTCGGACCTTCGCGAAGTATCTGGACAATCAGCCGACCGCCGACCCGACGCAGCAGTTCCCGCCCGACATCTATTACGTGAACCGCAAGGTGTCGGAGAACGCGACGTCGGTGGTGTTTGAGTTGACGACGTCGTTCGACGTGACCGGGCTGCAACTACCTGCGCGCCAGATCCTGCAGAACAGCTGCCCGTGGGTGTACAAGAGCGCGCAATGCACGTGGGTGCCATCGGCCGGCCACTACTACAACTCGACGGATACGCCGCAGGCCACCATCGGCGGCGACCAGTGCGGCAAACGCCTGTCGTCGTGCCAGATCCGCTTCGGCGCCAACGCATCGCTGCCGTTCGGCGGATTTCCTGGGTCACGCACCTATGTCTAAGTTCGACTTCGTCAAACAGATCATCGAGATCGCGGCCGCAGAGGCTATCACCCACCCGGACAAGCCGCAGGAGCGCTGCGGTGCCATCGTGCAGGACGGTGAAGGCCAGCGGCTGATCGAGTGCGCGAACATCGCGGAGAACCCCTGTGAGGAGTTCCGGTTCGCTCCGGAGGAGTGGGCTTATCTGAACGTCGACTACGAGGTGGTGGCGTTGTGGCATACGCACCCGAATTCGACGGCCGAGCCCACTCAGGCAGACCGAGTGTACATCGAATCGACCGGCCTGCCGTGGCATATCGTCAGTTGGCCGCAGGGCGGCCACAGCTACACGGAACCCACCGGCTACGAGGCACCGTACGTCGGCCGCACGTTTGTGCATGGCGTGCTCGACTGCTACGCGCTGTGCCGCGACTGGTACAAGCGCGAGTTGGGCATCGACCTGCCCAATGACGAGCGCGACGAGATGTGGTGGACGAAGGGGCAGAACCTGTATCTGGACGGGTTCGAAAAGAACGGTTTTGTGTCTATCGGCAAGGACGTGAGAAAACTGCAGCGCGGCGACGGGATTTTGATGCAAATCCTCTCCCCAGTGCCGAATCACGCTGCGGTTTATCTCGGCGATGGTAAAATCCTGCAACACGAGTACGGCCGGCTGTCGCGAATCGTGACCTACGGCGGCTACTGGCTGAAACACTCCACTCACTTTCTTCGGCACCACTCACAAAATGACGACAGTGACGGCAAAAAGGGCAGTCCCGGCTGAATACACCACCGTGTATCTCGCCGGTGAGCTTGGGAAGAAATTCGGCCGCGTGTGGAAGCTCGTGTGCCCGACACCGAGGCACGCTGTGAAACTGATTGGGCTGGCCCGGCCGGACTTCAAGGCGTACATGAAGAAGGCCGCGAGCGAAGGGATGCGGTTTCACGTGATCAGTGACACCCGCAGCCGCACTGAAGCGGAACTGCCGCTACCTTCCGGCAAGCGGCTGATCATCTCCCAGGAGGTGGTCGGCGCGAAAGGAAAGGGCGGCAGCATTCTTGAAACCGTGATCGGCGTGGCGCTGATCGTTGTCGCGTTCTTCTTTCCGCCGGCGTACGCTGCGGAGGCGCAGCTTGTCGGGGCGATCGGCGCAAGCCTCGTGCTTGCGGGCATCACGCAACTGCTCAGTCCACAGGCGCCCGGGTCCACTGCATCCTTTTACTTCAATGGTGCATCCAACACGATCACCCAAGGGCAGCCGGTGCCGTTGGTGTACGGGGAAATGATGATCGGCGGTCTGCCGGTCAGTTCGTCTCTGGTTGCGACGGATCTCAGCGCCGCGCCGACTGAGACGGGTTTGATCACCAACTGAGACACGGATGTCCAAAGCAAACGAAAAGTGGTTGAAAGTCGCCGCACCGAGAGGCGCAGGCGGCTTTACCGGGGGAGGGGGCGGAACGACACCGCCGCCGTCGAGTTCGCTGCAATCGGTGGCGTTCGCGACCATGCTCGACCTGCTTTGCGAGGGCGAGATTCAGGGCATCGTGGGCGGCATGCAGGGGATTTTCCTCGACGGCGTACCTGTGGAAGAAGCCGATGGCGATGCCAATTTCGTCGGCGCCACGATCGGCTGGGTGAACGGCACCCAGTCGCAGCCATACATCCCGGGGTTCTCCGCTGTGGAGGCCACCGCGACGCTGGGTACGCAGGTGCTCAACAGCGTGCCGGTCGAGAGCCAGATCGACAACCCGCAAGCCGATGCGGTGGTCATCACGCTGGCGGTCGGCGGTCTGTCCTCGACCGACGTCGATTCAGGCGACGTGAGCGGCACGTCGGTAGTGCTGGTGGTCGATTACCTGCCGACGAACGGCTCGTGGACCAACGCACTCACCGCGACCTTCGACGGATATACCAGCAGCCGCTACGAGCGTAGCTACCGCTTTCCGCTCACCGGCACTGGCCCTTGGACGGTGCGCGTCACGCGCACGACGCCCGACAGCCAGAGTGTTGAACTGGTCAATCCGACCTACGTCGATGCCGTGACGACGGTCGTCGACTACAAGCTCACGTACCCCAACTCGGCGCTCGTCGGTTTCCAGATCGACGCGCGCCAGTTTAGCCAGATCCCCCAGCGAAGCTATCTCGTGCAGGGGATGATCATTCAGGTACCGGCCAACTATAACCCGCTCGACAACACCTATACGGGTGTGTGGGACGGCAGTTTTCAACTGGCCTATTCTAGCAATCCGGCGTGGTGCCTGTACGACCTGCTGACGAACGAACGGTACGGCCTCGGGCTCTACATCAATACGTACGAGATCGACGTCGCTGCGCTTTACGAGATCGGCCAGTACTGCGATGAACTCGTGCCTGACGGTTTTGGCGGCCAGCAGCCGCGCTTCGAACTGAACACCTGCATCCAGCAGCCGAAGGCGGCTTACAGCCTAGTGCAGGACTTGTGCAGTGTGTTCCGTGGCATGACGTACTGGGGTTCCGGCACGATCCTGACTACGCAGGACGCACCATTCACCGGGCC